GAACTCGGGCTGCTGAAGCATGGTGAACCTCCATTTCTACTGCTGTATGGATATACAGTAAGAAGGATCCAAACGAATGGCAATAGGCAAGGAGTACAAATGTACTCTCTGTCGCGGTAGGCATGAAAAAGCCCGCTCGGGCGGGCTTTTGTGTGGGGGAAGAGGAACGAGTATTCAGCGCTTTCGCGCACCAAAAAAACTGATGACGAGGCCACCAGCGGCGAGAATGGCGCTCAAGGTTGTGAGCTGTTTGCGCATCTTTACCAGGCCCTGATCTACAAAGGGTCCGCCACCATAGTCGATGGTCACATCGATGTTCATGGAGGCAACGACTGCGATCAGTCCGACGATCATTACTACATACCCCAGCTTCCGCACCGCATAGCCCTCGACAGATGAAGTCGAATTTTACCATGGAGGCAGTCGACGATAGCGGTGAGATCAATCGTTCAGCAGAACCAACGTCAGCAGCACCTGTTTCAAGTTGTCATCGATGGGCTTCAGGGCGGTCCGCACCTTCGCAGCCAAGGCGAGATTGCCCGAATCCTCAGCCCAGTCAGCAATCTCGTCGATTGCCGCAGCCAAGGCGATCTGGTTGTCGTTGAAAGCCTTCAGCAGGCTAGGAAGCATGTCCAAGTTGCGCATGGCGAACCCTCCGCGTGGAGAGGGAAGCGTAGCAGGCAGGAAGGGGAGGATAGATGCCAGCGCCTGCGGTCCTTATCGCCTACGCTTTCAGGTTTAGCGATTGGAGGCAGACAGATGGCGACAACGGATAGGACCTTTCCAGTGCGTGACCTGATCATCGCATTGCTGCGAGATCAGAATATCCACACCGGGTATTGGGGGCTCACTGTGCACTTCAACGCTTCCGGCACCACTGTTTCGCCGACAGGTCAGTCCAATGCAGGTTTACCTGGTCTGGCTATCGCTGTCACGGGAGTATCATTGGTCGCTGCGAAAAATGGCGAGGCTGGAAGTCTCGACGCGTCACTTGTAAATCCTGCGAGGACCAGTAGGGCCAAAAAGTCTACCAAGCAGACGCTACAGTAGGCAGATACGAAAAGCCCGGCGCTGGGCCGGGCGTCGAGTCAGTCTGCTATATTTTTTTCAATGAAATCATCAGGCTCAAAGATGAAAGGCTGCAGATAAAGCTCGGACCACGGACCTCTGCCAGTAATGGTTGCAATCATGTCTCTGAGTCCGCCGAATACCAAATTCGGGCCGCTTCGAGCTATCAATGCTACCTGCTCGGACTCAACCATCGTTTCGTCGCAGCTAAACACCCCTACCGCAAGTGCTTCGAGTTCATAACGATCAGCAGGTGACTCGTCGTCAAGGCTTAACCCTACCCCGATATGAAAGGTACATTGCCCAGTTTTGTTCATAAAAACTTGGACGACGGGCTCCGTTGGCGCCTCACCGCTATCTGGGTCGTATGCCTTGCTAGCCTTGACTGATATCTCAGGATAAAACAGATGATCAAGCGTAAATTTGGCGGGTTTCATTCTCGGTCTCTTTCAGGAACCTTGCGATATCGGTTGAGGAAACCTGCCTGCCATCTGACATCGCTTGCGCAGAATTTGCGCCAGAGCATGCAAAATGCTCAAGCCACCTTACATTCGCTTCGGCATCCGCGACATGGATGTGAAATCTGCCGCCCAAAGCGTGGGTAACCTTCACCATCGATTCGATGGTGAAGTTGGCATCTCCGCGAAGCACCTTGGTGACATAGGAGGGACTGGTTTCCATTCGGTCTGCCAGTTCCGCGTTGTTGACGTTTTTGGCCTGCATCAGTCGAGTGACGCCAGCCACAAATTCGAGTTTCGCCTGTTCTTGGCAGTAGCTACGGGTCGCCCTCAACGCAGCCATTCTTTCCTTGAATGATTTGAACATTCTTCTATTCCTCCTTAAGGAGCTTCAAGAGATTACGTGCTTTGCTGTCTTCATAGGCGCGCTTGACCCTGATGGCACGATCAATCTCGCGCTTAGGGGTTTTTTGAGTTTTTTTGATGATTCCGTGCGTGCAGATGACGACTCTGTCGCCGTCCTCAAACCAGAAAAGCCGCAAACGCCCCTTGATGTATTCATAAATTTTTTCTTTTTGGTCGACGTAATGGACTTGGGCCGTGTTGAATGCATCCGGTCCCTGCCTGCTATGTCTTTCCAACATGATCAGCAGCCCCTCAGCGCTAGAGCTAAAGGACGCTGCCAACCCATCTACGAATATTTCGACTTGTGACTGCCCATCCGCCTCGGCGGGAGAAGCAATCTGCCAGCGGTGATCAAAAAGGATTTTTACGTCCAAGAGATCACCAAGCACACGCAAACATTAACCTATAGGTTAAGTTCGGTATAGAGGATGAATGACCAGTAGGTAAAAATTTACACATAGCGTCCCTGCATTAATGCTTATGAGCGTGGCCGATGCGGCATTGTGCCACACTAGAAGACCACCCCGTCGAGCCGCCGCCTCCATGTAGCGCCGCAATGGCAGCGATCCACCTTCCGCCGAGATCTTCCGGCATATAGCCCAGCACCAAGCTCAGTGGCATGACACAAGCTACCAGGGCGCGAGCTATTGGGTCGCCTCAAGCAGGCGCTGTATCCCAGCGAGATCGCTCTCGCTTACCCGTCCTTCTTTCCCGCACAGGCTGTATTCAACAAGCTTGGAGCTGGAGATTTTCTCTAGCACCGCTCGGTTTGGTCGAAGCTCGAATCGCTCCGACGTCGCCGATCCGGCCATCTCATGCTTGTACTCAAAGTTCAGTTGTGGGGCTGGCTGCCCATCGAGTAGCCAATTGCTGTGATGGCAGTCGAGGAATTGCCAGCTCTCTCCCCATGTGAGCAGGCTCAACTTGTACATCAAAGGCTTGGTCGCGCCCTTGGGGTAGAAAGCAAAAGCAGACATTGCGAAGTCGCCTGCCGTGCTAGGGACCGAGGACCATTCGACGGATCGGCTGCCAGTGAACCTGTCAGTTTTATCCACGAACGTTCCTGCATAGGCGTTGAGGGAAGCCATCAAAAAAAGTGCCAATCCTGCACGCATTTCCTCGTCCTTGATTTCCCGTCACAACTTCATCAACGCTCGAACCACCACCCCAATGATCCGGCAGTCGTCCTCGCACGCTTCCATCGGCCAAGTAGGGTTGAGCGGCTTCAGAAATCGCCTTCCGCCATCTTCCACCAGCTTCTTGAACGTCGCTTTGTCGCTGTTCGAAAGCTTCGCTACGACCAGTTTGCCCGAGTAGGCGTCCGCTTCAGTGTCCACAAGGATGAGACTGCCTTCAGGAACGCTCTGGCCAACCGGCGATGTCATGGAGTCGCCTTTAACCTCAAGCCAGAACGCCGGGCCTTTAGCGGCATATTCCGACATCTCATAATGGTCAGAGAAGCCAGGCGGGTAGGGTTCGACAGCTTCAGCCCAAGATCCTGCGGCAACCCAAGAAATGACCGGGTAGCGGTACATCATGTTTGGCTGGGCTGCCATTGCGACATTAGGGTCAGGATCTTTTTCAGGGCCTTCACCGATGGCCAGCCACTCAGCCCGGAAGCCGGTGACCTTGGATAGCGCGTAGAGATTTTCCGGCCTCAGGCTTTTGCTCTCGCCAGAAATCCACTGAGTCACGGCAGAGTTTGCGACGCCGCAAGCGGCAGCTATCTCGCCTTTCTTTAATCCGCTCAACTGAATGGCGCGGGCAATACGTTCGTGTCTGTCCATAGCCCGATATTAAGTTAACTGAATTTAAGCATGCAGCATGCTGAAGGTTCTTCTTGACTTGAAAATTTCAGAATGCTGAAATTGCATCAAGATCACGTGAGGACCACGTCAAATGAAAACCAAAGAAGTTGCTGCCTACTTTGGCAGCAAAACGAAGCTGGCTGAGGCGCTGGGCATCAGCCCCAGCGCTGTGACGATGTGGGGCGAAACAGTTCCGGAAGGACGGCAGTTTCAGTTACAGGTCCTCACGAACGGTCAGTTCAAAGCCGCCACCAAACCCCAAGCCGCCTAACCGCGCTTCGAGCTAAGTGACGCCGTCGCCTGGTCAAACCCGCGCAGAGCTTCATCGCTCAACTGATCACGCAACTGACTGGCCTTCTGCTAGAACGCAGGCCAGAGCCTCATCTGAGAAGACAGGGGCAGGGTGGATGCCAAGGCACCCACAAAGCAGCAGAGGGCGGTTATCTCGCCTTGCAGTTCGGAAGAGTCGGTCATGGATGCGTCCTTGGTCAGTTGGTAACCGAATCATCCCGGTGTTGGCACTGAGCCACCACGGAAAACGTAACGAGGTTTTACGAATGGAAGACTTTCTGGATGCGTGCCAGTCGGCGGTGAAGGGTAACGAGCCCAAGGCACTGGCCGCGAAGATGGGTGTTCCGCACGTGAGCCTGCTGCAACGCGCGAACCCGGATAACGACGCCCACCACCTGACCATCGAGCATCTGTACGGCGTGCTGCTGCACACGGGCGACATGCGGCCGCTGATCGCGCTGGCGTCCGAGTTCGGTTTTGACCTGGTCGCTCGCGATAAGCCGAAGCCGACAGATCTGAACTCTGCACTGATGCGCCTGCATGTCGATCTGGCTGACGTCACTCGTTTGGCCCACGACGCCCAGGCCGACGGCCATGTGTGCTCGCGTGAGAAGTCGGAACTGATCAAGGAAGCCGACGAGGTGATCGTCAGCCTGGAAGTGTTCAAGCAGTCCGTAAAGGTCGCCTGAGTTTCAGACACAAAAAAGCCACCGGGCAGGGTGGCTATTTGCAAATCGAGTGAGGCAAGTATGCACAGCCATCAAACCTTGATCAATACCCCCCAAGCCGCGCCACGTTTTCAGAATGAGCAAAACGTGGCGCGCACTATGTCATCCAAGGAAATCGCAAGCGTCACGCGCAAAGCTCACAAGCATGTGATCCGCGACATCCGCGAGATGATTTCCGATCTCGAAAAAGATGGCCCAATTTTGGGCCATCTCTCTGAGGAGAAAGATGCGCGCGGATACACCACAGCATTTCATCTCGACCGTGACCTGACCGACACGCTTATGACCGGTTATAGCGCCCGCATGCGCTATGCAGTCGTTCGTCGCTGGCGGGAGCTTGAGGAGAAGGCAGCGTCACGTGAAGCCGTCACAGCGAACGGAACGAAGGTCATCGGCGAAATCGCCATTATGGAATGCTTCACCCGCCTGCTGAAGCCTGCGCCGTCCAGCCAGATGCTCATGCTGACGAAGATCGCCGAGAACAACGGCCTTGATCCGAAGTTTCTCCCAGGCTATGCCGTGGACGCTGCGCCGGATGGTGCTGGCGGCTCTTCCATGCCCACCAAGTCCGCGACCGCACTGCTGAAGGACTTCGGCCTGGGCGGCTCAGTCGTGGCCTTCAACAAGAAGCTTGAAGCCGCCGGCTACCTCAAAGTGCTGACCCGAAAGAACTCGAAGCAGGAGGTCGTTCCGTTCTGGTCGATCACGGAGAAGGGCCTAGCCTACGGCAAGAACCTGACCAGCCCTCAATCCCCTCGCGAAACGCAGCCTCACTGGTACGTCGATCGCTTCCTCGAATTGGCCAAATTGGTCGGGAAGGCTTGATATGAGCATGGGCCTTATGGTCGCCGCGATGAAGATTCGCGTTGGCAATCCACTACGCAAACTGGTGCTGTTGAAACTGGCCGATAACGCCAGCGATCTGGGCGAATGCTGGCCCTCATACCAGCACATCGCCGATCAGTGCGAGATCAGCAAGCGCTCTGTTATGAACCACATCACAGCCCTGTGTGCTGCCGGTCTGCTCCGGAAGGAAATCCGCAAGGGTGGCCCGAAGGGTAACTCCTCTAATGTGTACTTTCTGACGCTGGACGGTGGTGCACCTCCTGCACCAGGGGTAGTGAAAGACGTTCATCAGGGTGGTGCAACTGATACACCCCCTAGTGCAGGAGATTCACTAGGGGGTAGTGCAGGAGTTGCACCCAGAACCAGTCACTCTTCTGAATCAGTCAAGGAACCAGTCACTGAACCAGTTGCGACCCAGGCTGACGCCAAGGCCGCGACGGGGCAAGTGGTCCCATTCACTCCGCAGCAGCCACGCTGCGCAATCCCTGAAGACATGCCAGGCCCGAAAGACCAATCGAGCAAAACGTTCAAGACCTGGGCGAACTACGCCATGGCCTACCGCAAGCGCCATGGTGCGTGGCCGGTCTGGAACGCCAAGGTCGCCGGCCAGGTGAGCCAGATAATTGATCGTCTCGGCATCGAGGTCGCCCACCACGTTTCGGCCTACTTCGTGACCATCAACGACGCCAAGGTTGTGACCAACATGCACAGCATTGGTGACCTGCTGCTGAAGGCCGAGGCCTATCACACCCAGTGGGCCACCGGCCGCCAGATGAATGGCCGCACCGCACGCCAGATCGAAGACACCCAGGCCAACATCAACGCGGCGCAGCAAGCTGCCCAGAACATCCGCGAAGGGGGGCAGCGCAATGCTTTCCTCTGACGAAATCGCACAACTGGCCGGGGCTATCTGTGCCACTGCGGAAACTCTGGGCCAGACCATCAGTGCCGGTGCTGCTCAACTGATGGCCGAAGACCTCGCCGAGTACTCCGCGGCAGACATCCGCAAGGCGCTTCAGTCCTGCCGCCGGGAACTGACCAGCAAGCTGACCTTGGCCGCCGTGCTCAGCCGTATTCAGGCCGAAGACGGCCGTCCAGGTCGCGATGAGGCATGGGCGATCGCGCTGGCCTCGAACGATGAATTCGACACTGTCGTGATGACCGACGAAATCCAACTGGCCCTGAATGCCGCCCGCCCGGTGCTGGACGTAGGCGACAAGATCGGCGCGCGCATGGCGTTCATCAGCGCTTACGACCGGTTCGTCACTGATGCCCGCACCAATGCTCAGGCGGTGAACTGGCACATATCGCTCGGGTTTGACGCTGGCCGCCGCGTTGCCGCAATCAACAAGGCCGCCGAGCTTCAGCGCATTCCCCAAGAGCGTGCACATCTGCTGATCGCCGACATGAGCCACGAGCCAGTCACCGAAGACGGTCGCGCCATCGCTGGCCTGCTCACCGGCACCGTGGCGAAGCCGTCCGCAAACGTCGCTCTCAAAATCCGCGAACTGAAGCAGGCCATGCACCTGCAAAACACCAAACGCAAGCTGGTCGAGGCTCACCGTCGCCGCCGGGAGCGTCGCGACCTCAACGAGCGCGTGATCAAGCACCTGGCAGCTATCGAAGAGCTTCAGAAGCGGAGGGCTTCCTGATGGCTATCACCGAATCCCGTCAACTCCAATTGCTCGCCGGCCAATCCTCAATCGCCAGAAAGGTTTTCGAGTTCGTACCGATTCAGGAGGCCTGGAGCACTCACGACATCCACAACGCATCCGTCACCGCACATGCCACGGGTGTTTCGTCCTATGCCGTTCGCCGCGCGCTTGGCGAGCTTAAAGATGCCGGGCTGATCCGCGAGCCAGTCGGCGGCAAGTTCCAGCGGGACGCAGGCACCCAAAAGACCAAAAAGGAACCTGTCATGACCCAAGTAGCCAAGCCGACCGTTGTAGCGATCAAGAAGCCCGAAGGCGCACTGGATGTTCTGGCAGCCCTGTCTGGCGAAGTGGTGAACCTGTCCGATGAGTTCAGCAGACGCATGAAGGCAATGGCCGCCCGCATAGAGGAAGTCGCGCTGTCTGTTGCCGCCGAGCAGGAGAGTAACGCGGAAGCGCTCGGCAAGCTCAAGCAGTTGCAGTCGCTGCTGAAAGGTATGGCGTCATGACCAACCGTATCTGGATCGTCCTGACCATCATCGTCGTGGTAGCCGGTTACGGCTTTCACCACAAAGTTCAGCGGGTCACTGCGCCTGCGAATCTGCAGGAGGTGTTTCGATGAGTCCACTGATTACCCTGCAAACCCAACCATGCCCGGTGAGCTGCGTGTCCACCTGCCTGGCAATGATTGTTGGTCGGCCAGCGGCTGACGTCATCGAGGAACTGCACAAGCCATACCGGGATGGCGATCTGAGCCTTCGCGAAATGCTTGAGTACCTGGGCGTCAAATACACCGCTTTCTACAGCGTCGACACACCGCCGCTGGCAGACGAAGGGGTTTACCTCTGCACGGCGCCGTCTTTGAACATCGAGGCAGGCAACCACCAGATCCTGATCGAGGTAACGGACGAGGGCTATTTTGTGCTCGATCCAGTCCAGGGTCGTGAGGGCCGGAAGTTTTACGTGGCGCGCGGCAAGGGTAATGGTGACCCGCTGGCTGTGGATCTGGGCGGCTTCGTGGTCGATGCCTTCATTTCTCGGGAGCAGCTGGTGTGCTTGCGTGACGCGGCGTACTCCGAAGAGGTGGCCGCATGACTGACAAGATCAGCATCAACTGCCAGTCCAAGCTCACCGAAGCCATCACTCGCATGACG